TTATTTATACTTGTTACTAAAATTTGTTTATTGATCATTATAACTTAGATAAGTAGTATTTATTAAATTATTATAGTCTCCACAAGACTTGCATTTTTCAGAGCAATATCTTTTTAAATTATTTATTAAATTTATAGCTTCTTGTACAAAACCATTTGCAGATGCAATTTTTAATCCTTCTAGTGTTGTTTGTGCATTTATTAATGGTAATGATTTTTCTTTCAAGCAATCATCACACTTGTTAATTTTTAATACTTTATTTAAAATACATTCCTCATATCTTAATAAGCTAGGAATTAATTTTGTAGATATTGTATTAGGATCTATAACTTCTATGAAATATAATCCATCAAAGAATGCTAATCCTAAATCAGATGCTAACAGCACTACTGATTCTGTTGTCTGACCACTTACATTGCTCATTAGATCAACTGCTAAACTATAATTTTTGTAAGTATCTTCTGTAAACAAATAAAAAGAATTAACTAAAGAAGCATCATCTATTTCTATTGTTAATTCTGTTTTGTCTAATGATAAACTAAGTGAAGTAATTTCCATTTATATTTTTTAATTAAAAAGGGAGAAAGTAAACTCACTCCCTTTTTGTTAATTTATGTTAATTATGCAGTTGCAAGATCTGCAGGTACTTTAGCTGATCCTAAAGTAGTTCTTAATTGTGCTAGAAAACTATTAACATCTGCATTAGAAGCTAAATCAGTTCTTTCAACTAAAATAGTCATTACCTTTTGTTGCTTCTCAACAGTTGGTGATTGTCTATCTGAAAAATATTTAAGGTGTACAACATTGTACGTCTTATCAGAAGATGCAAAGAAAGGAACTCTACCTCCAAAATCTGCAGGAAAACCTGTTTGACGATAATGTGGATATTTATATCCTTTAGTAAACCATTCTAAGTTAACTGCATACTTACCAGTACCTGTTCCTGGAAACCCATTAGTAATTGTAGCAATAGTTACATTGTTAACATTTTCTGCAATAGGATCTGCTGTTCCATAAATCTTATGGTTTACTTGAAATCTTACAGGAGTTCCTATAATCTTACCTGCTACTGCTTTTTGAAAAATAGAAGTAATAGTTACTTGATATTCTCCAGCATTACTACCATCTTCAGCTGCAACTACTGCAAGCTCATCTCCTCCTCTACGAGATAGATTTAAATTAATACTATTTGCTAATCCATTTGCTACTGTTTCTGCAGTATCAGATGCTCCAGTTTGGTAATAACCTGATACAATTGCAAAATTTTCAGAAGAAAGTGATCCACCAACTTCTAAAATTCTAACTTCTAATATATACGTTGCATTTTCAATAATAGAAGCATCTACATAATTTCCTACACGAACCTGTTTCTCAACTGATTCTTCATACTCTTTTAGAATTACTTTATCAACTTTAGCAGGATCTACTAAATCAGTAAACTGAGTAATCAATTCATCTCCTTCATCTTGGAGTACTCTAAATTTTTGTCCTTCTGCGTCTACTGCAACTGACGTATCAGCTACTTTAACTACAGAATCAGCTACATTTGCATTAGTTAATACAACTAGCTCTTCCACTTGGTTTGGCCCAAATACACTCATCTTTTTTAATTTTTAATTAATATATATTTATTCATTTCTACTATTCATCTGAGTTTTTACTGGTAGTAATTCTGGTCTATAATCTGCCAAGGCTAACTCTACTGCCCTATCTAATATTTCTCTATGCATACTATCATTTAATTTACAAGAAGTAGAAGAAGATTCTCCATTTATAGATAAACTTTCTCCTGAAAACGCTGTATTAAAATCTCCTAGTATAATAGGACTAGGGTACTTTACATATCTTATATTATATTCTATAATATTAAAAGGATTTATAAGTTCTACAACTATGTAATCTAAACCTTCACTACTATAATCAAGTCTAATTATTTTATCTTTATCTGCTTTCTTAAAGGGATTATTTTTAATTACATTGTACTCATCATAAGTTTCTGGTCTAACAGATACTTTTCTAGTCTGACTTTCTATTTCTTCGTCTGTTAAAGAAATAGAATTACTGCAACTTATTTTACCACTTTCTTGTAATATTAAAAAAACACTTTTAGGTATTTTAAAAAATCTAGATTGATCAGATATAGCATACTGTTTAAAATTATCATTTATTTGAGAACTAAATGTAGAATTGTAACCTTTTATTAACTGAGATAGGTCATTCCTTCGTTTAGAAGAGTTTTCAAACCCATCTTGATACTTATTACCTTTAGGATTAAAATAATTCTTTACAAGCTCTTCCTGTGCCTTTGTTAAATATACTGATTTCTCATATAAATCTATACTAGGTGCAGCATTTGTAGCTATACTATTATATAGTATATCAAATTCATTACTAAATTCTAAATTAGTCATTAATCAGTTTTTACAGTTATAAAGTCTCTTATTTCTTGATTTTTTGGATCTCCTAAAAATCTTACTGCCTTATTAAAACTTGCTACTTCTCCTTTACCTGCTAACTTAATACCATCTTCTGTATATAGCTGCTTACTTTTAGTAATTATAATTCCCTTACTTATACCTTTTCTTACAAGTACTTGTGTTTCAAAAGTTGGATCTTTTAATAAGCTCAAGAATTTTGCAGGGTCTGAATCTACTTTCTTCTCTACTTCTCCTTGAATCCATTCTAACTTAGAATCTGTAGAAATTTGTCTATCTTGTAGTATAGAAATTACTCCTAACAGCATTTCTTTATTATCTTCAATTGCACTATAAGCTTTCCAAGCATCTTTTACAACATCAAGTTTTTTCTTATCTTCTGATTTAACTTCATCTTCTCTAGTAATTGCAAATTGATAAGTTTGCTTTTGGTTTCTACTTTTCCAATCTGGTGCAATATCATTAGAATTTGCTAGTAAAATTTTTAAAGCAATAAAATCAAATGCTTGTGAAGTATCAAAAATATTTTTAGATGATTGTTTAAATAAACTTACATACTGTGTATGCCAAAATTCTGAATATGCAGATAATTCTAATCCTGTTTCTTTTTCTAAAAAAGCTTTTTCTTGAGGAGTAAATAAATTTTTAACTACTCCACTTCTTAAAGCAGGAGCACAAAATCTCTTTACTGAATTTTCTAACATACCACCAGCAATAATGTGATTATCTTCCACATGTGCTGCCATTCCTTTTTTCCTTTTAATAAATTTTACCTCTATTTTTTCGTTAGGTAAAACAAATTCTTCCTTACTCTCCTTTGCCATTATTTACGTTTTAGTTATTTAAAAAAAAAAGGAGCGTTTATGGCACACTCCTAAAAGCCTTTCAATATTATGCTGCCATATTAAATTTCAGCGTTGCAGTTCTAGAAGAATCTTTAACCATACTACCAGTCATGCACATTGCAGTCATAGTAGCGGAATCTTCCATGTGTTGCATTTCACCACCTCTACGTCCAGTAAAAGGATTACGAATACCACCTTTATATCCTCGGAGTTCTTCTTCTCCTTTAACTTTAATCTTTTGGATATTAGGTTCATCCATATCTCCGATATAAAGAATATCATAACGATATGATTCAACAACTCCTCCATCTGGATGAAGAACTTTGTTTCTAACTTTATCGTCATACATAGGATCTACCTCTAACATTACGTGAATGTTGTTTGGTGCTTTCCATTCTGTAAATTGGAATCCAGCTGAGAATGCATTACTATGTAACTTAGAACTAGCTTTTTGAATTGCATTTTGATTTGTATTATCAAATCCTACTGCCATCCATCCAGAAGCTTCTGCTGTTACTGCTCTGTGGAATTGAGCTGCTCCTCTTTCACCTGTTCTAAGAACAAACTTACGTTGAGAAAAATCTAGCTTACCTTCAGATAATTCGTGTAACATATCTTCAAGTAGTCTGATAGAAAACTTAACATATCCAGTTGTATTAGATACTTCCATTTGTTCTCTAATTCCAGAACCTGCTTTAATTTCAATATTTGATGGGCCCTTATTAAGGAAACGTCCATTAGTATCTCTGTTTGTTTTACCAAACATTAAAGTTCTAGCTTTAATACGAGACAGTTGACGCTCAAATTGCCAATATACTTCTTGCATCCATGTTACAGACTTGTGTACTTTACCAGTACCATCAGTTGTTTCAATTCCTGCAAAATAAACTGGCTTAGTTTTCATATCAATCATTGCACCAGATGCTTTGTGTTCCATACGTAATGTAGAAACAGAGTTTCTCATTAAGTAAGGAGAAGTAAAGCTAATACCTGCACCTTCAGTAGAAAGTTCATCTTCTACGTAAGCGGATTCAATACTAAATGCATTACCTGGTACAAATTCATCTCCTGGAGCACCAGCAAGACTCTCTTCACCGCCAAATAATTCTGCTTCATATACATAAACACCACCCTCTTCAGAAGGTTCTCCTAATAGTCTATATTGATAATCATCAGGTCTGATACCACCTAGTACATGTACTTTGGTGAAAATCTTTTCTTCAAATACCAATTCTATTACACTTCTCATAGCTCCTACACCTGTATCAGTGTCTTCTACTACTACGCCATCTACTCTAGCTTCTACTAAAGGAATGTTTCTTTCATCACTACCTACTAACTTCCATACAAAATCATCGGATGTTTCCAATACTTTTTCTGGGAATTTAGATAAAGTAGTATCAAGATTCTTCATACCCGCATTTTGAAGTAAAACAGTAGTTAGCTTACTAGCCAACTGTGGTTTAGCTCCAAAAATAGAACCGATATGGTTTTTAAGAGTTAGTCCTGACCAAGACTTTCCCTTTGTCATTACAAATTTTCCAATACTCATAGTTATTATTTATTTTAATTGTTTAATTGTTTAAATATTTAATTCGTCTCCAATACCATTATATGAATTCTTATCATTCAGAAAATCAGGAGAACCTGAGTTTTCAAAATTCTTATTACTTCTTAATGCTTTTTCAAAGTTAGAAGTAACTTTACTTTCAGTTGTATTCATTAATTTAGAAAAATCTGAGAATCCTTTAGTCATCTCATAAAGATAGTAAAGTTTAGTATCAAATTCAATGGGATTTGATCTTCTTTGCTGCATTAGTTTATTTTCAGGAATACCATCTTGGTTTTTACCAACAATTCCTGTCATAGTACTATACATTCTATCTTTAATTTCTTTATTAAGTTTTACACCCTTAATAATTTCATCAGTATTATATACTGAATTTTTTAGATCATTATCAATTTTTTCTTGTGATTTGATTTGATCTTGTCTTTCTGCTTCTCTTGTTTCTTCATGCTTAGCAAAGTTTACCTTTTGAGTTTCCTTTAAACTAGCAAGAGATTCTATAGCATCTTCTAAAACTGAATCGTCTCCTAAATCTACAGATTTATTTAATATTCTAGTTGCTCTCTCTTCAGACATACCTTGAGCCTTATAATCTTCTAAGATAATTTGTTTACTTAGTTCCATATTAGAACTTAGTGACTCTTCATCTACAGAATCTAAAGTATCTACAGTATTCTTGTAATTCTGGTATTCTTGTAATGATACTCCTTTCTCTAGAGCATCAAACCCTTCTTCTCCTAATTTTTCTTTTAGGTAAGATTGGCTCTGTGTACTAATTTCTTTCCTGATAACATTTGTTAAGTCCTCTTCAGACTTAATGTCATCAGTTTCAGAATTAAAAGAAGAAAGTAATCCCTTTTCAGCTAGCATAGTTGCAAAGGAAGTAAAAATCTCGGGAGAGTCACCATCTGAATCGGGATCATCTTCTTCATCATCATCTTTATCTTTCTTGCTAACTACGTTCTCTGGATCATCATCTTCTTCCTCTTGGTCATCTTCTTCAGAGCCTTCAGGTTTTTTATCATCCTCATCAGCTGGATTAGAGGCATCATCCTCTTCTCCGTCTATATCTTTTTTAATATCAAATGGGTTATCTTCTTCTAAATTTAGTTCAATACTATCTTCTTCCCCAAAGATACCCATATCAAATTCGTTCTCTT